CTCAAATGTTGTTCAATTTTACGCAATAATTCATTTGTAATATCTAGCCTATCTTCTATCTCTTTAAACATTTATATTATAGAAGTTCCTTGTATATATTAATGTTTACACATAAAAAACAAAAAATTGTTAGACCATTCGTAGAATCTATGAACTCAGATGAAGGTCATTTTTATAAAACAGAAGCAGGTAAGATATATCCAAGCATAACTACAGTTTTAAAATTATTAGATAATAAAGAATGGTATCCATTTTGGATAGCTAAAATTTCAAGAGATGAAAATATAACAGAAGCCCAAGCAGAAAAAAGAGCAGAACAAATAGGTGCAGGTAGTATTAAAGTGGGAAATAGAATACATGAACTTGCAGAAAAATGGTTAAACAATATAACAAAATTCGATAATACAGATGAAGAATATGAAGTAGATATTGAAAAATTGTTTGATGTATTAGCAGAACATTTAGTAGATCATGTAGATAACATACATGGAACAGAAATAAAATTATATAGTGATTTACTTGAACTTGCGGGAACTGCTGATTGTGTAGCAGAATATGACGGGGAATTATGTATAATTGACTTTAAAAACAGCAGAAAACCAAAAACTAAATCTCAATGTAATAGTAAGGATTACTTTATACAACTATGTGCATACGGTAAAATGTGGGAGTTTTGTACAGGTAAAAAAATAAAACATGGTGTTATACTAGTCATATCATGGGATGGTAAATTAAAACCATTCAAGGTAAACCTAGAAGATTATGAAGCAAAGTTATATCAGAAGTTAGTCCTTGTAGAACAGAAAAAAGCCTTAAATACTATAAAGTAAAAAATTATATATGGTTAAAATCATCGAGAAAAAAGATGAAATAACAGGTAAAAAAGAACTAGTTATTGATAAAAGAACTTTACCAAAGAAAATTCCAGCTAATTTTAAAAATTTAAATTATGCTAGAAATTTACCACCTGAGTGTAATGGGTGTCCATATAGACCGCAAGAACTAGGGGGTAATGGTATATGTCCAAAATTTAAAGCAGATTCATTATGTGTGATTAGAAAAGATATTGCAAAAATAGTAGATCAAACAGGTGGTAGAACACTTGATTTAATGGAAGCAGAATTTCATAATAATTTTGAAAAACTTGTATTTTTTGAAAGTTTAGAAGATCAACATGGGGAATTAAATCCTGAAGTTACAAAGCGTATAAATTCACTTACCAATTTGGGTAAGGTTATTAGTGAAATTAAAACAAAAAGAGAAACCGTTGAAATTACCCAAAAAGAAACATTAACTGAAGATCAAAAACACGATATAGCAAAAACAGTTAAACTGAGTAGGGAATTATTAGATGAGTCTTAGAAAATTACCACCTGTTGAATATGTAAAAGATCCTGTTGAATACGCCAAGATACTTGTAGAGTCATTTAAAAAATGTTCTTTTTTTGTAGATAAATACTTAGGTTTTGATGTATTTCCATATAATCAAAAATTTCTAGATTGTTATGATCGTTTTATTGTATATAGAACAGGAAGGCAAGTTGGCAAGTCCACAAATGCAGCTTTAAAAGCTATACACTTTGCTTATTTTGCACCATTGTTTGCAAGCAATATAGATACAGGGGTGGCTAATGTAGTTATAGCTTCACTATCTAAAGATCAGGCTCACTTGATTTTATCTAAGATTAGTGAGTTTATACACATGAGTCCTACATTAAGTAAGAAAGTTTCAAGAGAAATTAAAACAGAAATTACATTAGAATGGTATGATGGAACTGGTAGAACAAATTTTATTGTAAGACCAATAGGTGATACAGGTGATTCATTGAGAGGATTTACAGTTCATTATGCTATACTTGACGAAGCTGCCTACATTCCTCAAGTAGTTTTTGATGCCTTTTTACCTTCAACAGTAACTACTAAACCACATATATTACTTACAAGTACACCAAAAGGAAAATCAGGTCAATTTTTTAAATCATGTATGGATTCACATACTATATATGAACATGGTAAACCTAAACAAATAGAAGGAAAAAGTGATAAAGAAAAGTATCCATGGACACAATTCCATGTTACTACGTTTGATAATCCACTTGCAGCTAGCGATCCACAGGTTCTTAAACTAATTAAAGGCACGACTAAAGCTGCGGAAAGACAGGAAATATATGGGGAATTTCTCGATGGGGGTAATAGTTTAATTCCATATAATCTTTTACAGGAAGCCTTAACCCCTGTTGATAGAAAGTCTTTTGAATACTATGATGCAGGAGTAGATACAAGCGGAAAAGGTGCAGATGAGACTGTTGTTACTATTGTAGGTGTGAGGGATAATGTTGTTTACCCTGTTGAAATATATACTGAATTAACTACTGAACAACCCAAACTTGCTAAAAAGATTTCAGAATACAATAGAATATATGGATTAAGAAGGGTATATATTGATGAAACAGGTATGGGCGACACACTTGTAGATTTATGTAAAGAAGTTGATCCTAATATGGTTATTTATGGAGTTAATTTTAAGTCAGATAAAACCGATTTATATATAAACTTAGAACGATTATTTGAAGAATTAAATGAAAAAGGGGCAGGAAGATTGATTAATTTGTCATTATTAGATGATTATAGTAAGGATAAACTTGTTGAACAGTTATCATATATGTATTGGGATCATGGAAAATTTAAAGATCAACAACCTAAAGTGCGTAGTGAACACGCTGATGATTACAGTGATAGCATATCTTTAGCTTGTTTTGGACAGCAAAAAGTAGAATTCATGCGTGAAGTACCTGATTTATGGGGAATTGATAGTATTGGCAATTATGAAGGTTGGTAGGCAATCAAAAACCTTAAATACCAAGTATATATTAATTTAATATGCCATCTAATCCCTCTAAAGGAGACAGTAATAAAGATAATGAAGAATGGATCAGTATAGGCGGTAAAAAAGTTAAGATTGATCCTGATGAAGATAAAGAGTCATTAACTAGAGATGTTATGCCGAGTTTAAGAGGAGAAAAAGAAAAGAATACAAAAGAAGCTCAAAAAGTATATAAAAGACGACTTGATTTAATTAAATCAAGATTAGCACCACGAGATGAAGTGGTTTTTGCAGAATATAAAAAATCAGGAATTGTAGCAGGTTTTAATGGTAATACAGTAAATATAATGTGTGAAGGAAGAATATATCCAATTCAAAAAAACGATTGTTTCAAAAAATCTGAACTTTTAGGAGATAGACATTGGGATACATTAACAAATGTAGATAGAGCAGAACTTTTAAAATCATATAATTTACCAACATATTATTATAAGCAAAATTGGGGAAATCTTTCACCTGATATTAGGGGAGCATTATTAAAAAATGTATCACCAGCAGGAACTACAACAGATACAACAGGAGTACATAATCCAGTTTTTAACCCTGTTAATGAAGAAAAATCTGTTTCAGATACAGTGAAAGATGAAATCTCACGACAGCATAAATCAAAAAATCACGAGGAATCTGAGTCCAAGAAGGACACTAAACAATATTCCTAGGTGAATTTATCTGAAAAGAAAAGAAAAAATTTTAAGATGTAAATGTCCATGTAATAGAGAATTACCATCTAGATATAAAGGCAGGCAAAAAATATTTTTTGATTCTCCTGTTTGTAGAAAAATTTGGCATAATATGTCAGAAGAAGATCAAAAAATAAGATTAAAAGAAATGGAAGAAGCAGAATATTAATTTTTACTAGCGTAAGTGCTTTTTGGTTCACAATTAGCTGGATGATTTTTTTCGTATTCTGATAGTATTCTTTCTAGAACTACTGCATCACTTTCATATCCTTTTCGTTTTTGATCAGGTTGTGCATATTTTCTTATTCTCAATTTTTGAGATTTAAGTATGCTTATTGGTGTTGCAACTCTATTTGGATTAGATGGTCTTGCCATTAAAATAATATAACAATGTGGGATATATAAGTCTTTGTTTCTATAGTATGTTGCAAACATTTATATGTATCAATATGGTTTACAATGTATGTCGGATTTTAACAAGTTTGGACAAAAATCAGGAGATTCCATAAATCTATCTGAAATCGGTGATAAAGTATTCACTATCACTGGAGTCGAGGACTCACCTTACACTGGTAAGGATGGGGAAGAAACTCCGGGTGTAAAGATTTCGACAGCTGAAGAATGGGAAAAAGAAGATGGTACAAAAGTATCAAAAATCCATACAACAAGACGAGCTGTTGTAAGTAAGCTGGTAGATGTAGATTTGAGAAAAGCTCTTGAGGATGGGGAAACTTTCAAAGTAAAGTGTCCTAATGAGAAAGTCAAAGCCAAAGGTGGTGGCATGGCTTACTACGATCTAGTAGCAGCTTAATAGCACTACAACTCTTTCTTTTTTTATTGTTTATCATTAATGTTAATCATTGAATTTTCTTTATATACTAACCACGCCTGCTGAAAACTTATATGTTAAAAAAACCATTTTATATATATGGCACAAATGCCGACATTACTTCCAAAAGAGGTAGAAATCCAAAGATTAAAGAAAATATGGCTAATCGTAATAGCTATGGGTTCTGTTGCAGCTTCAGTAGAAGTTGATAATTTTGTGGATGGTTCACTTCATCAAACATCTATTAGGGATAGTGCATTTACACCTGCTCATTGGTGGTTATATTCTCATTTCGTGGCTTTGCCTTTGGGATGGGGAATGGCAGCTATATATGACAGGAAGATCCCTGTTTTGCGTGGTGCAAACAACTCTATAAATACAGGTTTAAAAATAACCATATTAGGTTATTTGGCTACTATGTTTACAATAGGAGTAAATGAAATGTGGCACTTTTGGTTTGTAGAGGAAATCTTCGCAGTTCCTAATCACTGGATGTTTAACATGGGTGTTGTAGTGGCTTTCATGGGAGCATTAGCATACGTTGTACGTGTATATGCTAGATTAGTTGAACTTGGAGCAGAAACTCCGGGTGAAAATCCTTACGTTGCAGAAATGTATAAAATGGCTCTTGAAGGCAAACTATACAGTAGATCAATCCCATAATCCTTCTTTTTTACATACATTTATATTGCGGTATGTGTATTAACTTTTAATGACAGAAATGATTGAAATCATGAAGAATCTGAAAACTCAATGGGGAATTCTTAAAGATGAGAAAAATCCAAAAATTGATAGAAGAAAAGCTTGTAAAATAATCATTGATTTATCCAATGAAGCAAAAGTTTTAGATCCTAAGTTTGAAACTATTGATATGAACAACACTCAATATTCTGAGTTTGTTCCAAAAACTTACAAAGTGGTTAGTAATGTAAATTGGGGAGATATTGATAAAATTTCAATATCTGAACAAAAAGCATCAGATCTAGTAGATCGACTTGAAGCAATAGCAGTTCAGAAAACTAGAAAAAGATTACCTAATGAAGCAGAAGATTCACAAAAATTTGGAATGATCGTATCCGCTTACACAGATAAACTGTTAAGAGCATACACTTTCCAAAATTCCTAATTTTTACTAACATTTATAAGTAGGGTATATGTGAGAAATATAACATGGATTCAACTTTCATAAATATAGATTTAGAAAAAATTGACGATGTAATAGATCTAGAAGTATTTAGTGATGAACATTTTGGTGATCCTAAACGTGATATTGCCTTATGTGAAAAAAGAGAAAAAGCAGTATTAGATGATCCATTAAGATATACCGCATTTGGCGGGGATATGTTTAATAATATAATGCCATGGGATAAGAGATATACCTTAGAATCTAGTGATCCTGTTCCTTCACTTACACGAGAAATTGAAGCATGGGAAGAACATCATGCAACACTTTTTGACTTAAATGAGCAGTTAATTAACTCAGGTCAAGCACCTAAAATTTGGTATGGATTAGCAGGTAATCACGAATATATGGATAAGAATATTGATCATTACAGGATGAAAAGTATATTTGATAAACAAAGTATAAAATATTTAGGAAGTAAAGGTTGGGTAGGACTTCAAGTTAATTTCAATGATAAACCATTAAGAAGATGGAAATTATTTGTAGCACATGGATTTGGAAGTTCACAGGCTTTAGAAAAACCACTTGAAGATATGAAGGTAAATAATTATGCAGATGTTTTCTTGATGGGGCATTTACACAGGAAATTTATAACACAACAAATTGTATATGATTATTCATTTGAAAAACAGGAATATGTTGAAAAAGAAATCGTTTTAGGAAATACGGGAACATTTAGTAATAGTATAATTAGAGGTAGAGATAGTTGGTTTGAACATAGAAATAAAGGTGTTCATTCAAAGCCGGGAACTATAACAGTGTCTTTCGATGCTTATGGGGGTAAATTAGGTTGTCATTTATAGAGGATGATAGTATAAACGGATCAGTAATTGAATCAACTTCTGATGGTGATTATAAACCAAGACCTTCAAGTAGTCTTAGAAATAGACTAATTGAATATGGTATTGATCATAAAGAATTTACTAAAGAAGATTTATATCTAGATGTTAGTTCTAGCGGGGTGGCTACTGTTATTGTTAAATCTTTAATACAAAAAGGTATATTTGTAGAACATACTTTCAACTGTCATAATTGTAAATTTTATACCATAGATAAAACAAAGATTAATATAGATTAGGTGTTTAACCTATCTATGAATTATCCTGAAAATTTATCAAATAATAATAAAATTTGGTATAATAGGTGTCTATTATATTTCCATACTTGTCAAAAATCAAAGGGTTTTATAGGGGAATTTAACTGGATAAGGAAGGAATTAGGCTTAATAAAGCCACCACAAATGAATATTAAAGAGGATTCTCAATAATACTTAAATACTAAAACATATCTAATTTAAACATGGCTATTGCATCTTCAGATATTAAACTAAGATATTCAGGCGGAGCAAGTAATACTAACGCTAATGATTCTTATGGCGGTGCTATGTCAACAGCTTCAGGTGGTATTATTACTACAAACGTACTAAATAACGATATGGATGACATTACTTCAGCAGAAGCTTCTTCAGGAATTACCATTTATCACAACTATTACTATAAAAATGAGCATGGCTCACTTACATATATTAGTCCTAAATTTTATATTGATACTCAAACAAGTTCAGGAGATACAAGCGTTGCTATGGCACTTGTAGCAGAAGCAAAAAACGTTGCAACTACACAACTCGCTAATGAAACAACAGCACCTTCAGGAATTACCTTTACTACACCAGCAAATTACGCAGGTGGAATTGCAATAGGTAGCCTTAATGCAAGTGATTATAGAGGAATTTGGGTAAAATATATTGTAGGTTCTAGTGCATCCGCAGCTTTGGATTCATACACACTAGGAATACAAGGCGACTCTAACCCATAGGCATAGAATATTTTTTCAAGTCATATATGGATATATATTATATAATATATCTTATATTTCGCTTTATTTAGAGCCAAAATATTTAAATACTAAACCGTATTGATCATATCATAATGCCTAAATTTGATAAATCTACATCTGAAGCTGAATTAAGAAAACAAGCAGAAGAAGATGTTGCAAGAATTTCTAAGACAATTCAACATGATTCTGCTGGTAGAGAATATATTTGGCAAGAAGATAAAGGCTTTTTTGAGAGTGAAGCAGATGAAAACGGTAAAACATGGATTAAAGGTATTGATTCAAGTGTACCGGGATTTTGGTTTAACTGTCCTAAAATAACAGGGGCAAATTCAAAAGGATACGATATTGTGTGTGCAACACCACATTTCGTTTTCATATATCAAGATGGTGAGAAACTAACTTGCAGAAAATGTAATGAAGAAAACACCATAAAACTCGTAATTCCTGAAGGGGAGTAACGAGGTAAAAATATATGACAGATCTAACAGCACTAACTGAAATTACATCACCAACAACAGATGATTTAGTATATGTTGTCGATGCACCAACAGGAGCAAAGAATCCTAGAAAGTGTAGTATTGCAAACTTAGTTGCAAGTGCAAATGTAGATGCAGCTAAAATTACAAGTGGTATTTTAGCATTAGCAAGATTAACAGGAATTACAACATCACAATTATCCGCAACAGCGGGAATTACAAATGGTCAATTAGCAGGTTCTATTGCAAACAGTAAACTTGCAACAGATCCACTAGCAAGAGCAAATCATACAGGAACTCAAGCACATACAACAATTTCAGATTTTGATACAGCTGTTCAAACAAACAGATTAGATCAACTAGCAGTTCCAACAGGTGCAGTTGCATTAAACTCACAAAAAATTACGGGATTAGCAAACGGTGTAGCATCAACTGATGCAGCTACAAAAGGTCAAGTAGATACAGCAGTAGCTTCAGATATTACACTTAAAGGTGCTTATAATGCAAATACAAATAGTCCAAACTTGGATAGTAGTCCATCATCAGGTACTATACTTAAAGGAGATCACTATGTTGTATCTGTAGCAGGTAACTTTTATTCAGAAGCATTACAAGAAGGCGATAGTCTTATTTCAGAAGTAGATAATCCTTCAGCTATCGGGGATTGGATTATAACTAACAGTCAAATAGTAACTCCAATAGTAACCGCAAACATAGCTGATGATGCAGTCACAACTGCTAAAATAGATGATAATCAAATTACAAATGATTTAATGGCAGATGATGCTATTGGTATTGCAGAATTATCTGCAACTAATCACAGTACAAGTAAATTCTTAAAAGGTGATAACACATGGGCAGATGTTCCAGCAGGATATAACGCACCAACAATAGGTAACACATCTATAACTTCGGGTGGAACATTTACTGATATTGACTTAGCAGATAACACATCAGCACCATTAAAATTCTCAGAAAGTTCAAATGATTATTTAACATTTGATACTACAAACTCATCAGAAAAAGTAAAAATTCAGAAACAACTTTGTTTATATGATTCAAAAGGAGTTGTTATGTATGACGATGATAACAATTATTATTCAGGTTTTAAACCACATGGAACAACAACTGCTAACTATCAATTAATTTTACCACCAGCAACAAGTTCAACAACAGGTCAAGTATTAAAAATGTCCTCAACAGCAAATACATTAGAATGGGGAAGTGCAGGTGGAGCAGATACAAATGTAGCTTTCACAAACACAACTAACACAGCATACGCTGGTGATACAAATAACAATTATTCAAGTGTCGGAGCAGGAAATCGAGATGTATATATTAAAAAAATTGACACTAATAACGAAGGCGTTTTCGCAAAAATTTGGAAAAATGGAGTAGCTGTAGAAGTACAGTTAGCTTAGGAGTTATTCAAATTGGTCGAATACCTAAGTGGTAATAGAATACAGGGAACTTCTACATTAACATCATCACCACCACAAACAAGTTGGAAGAAATTAGGTTCAGGAACAATTTCATCAGGTTCAGCAAGTGCTTCAACATCTTCATTTACAGCAAAAGATAACATGATGGTTTTGGGAAATATTAATGGTGGAAATGGATATGCAATACAATTTGGACATTCAAGTGGTGCAATAGACACTGGTAGTAATTATCGAGAAAGATATATCACAGATGGAACAACAAACACACAAGCACTTAGAGGTGATATTTGGTGTTATTATGATAGTAATGATGATCAAATGTTTAATGTATCTGAAATTAGTAATTATAATGGTGCAGAAAAATTTGTATTTATGAAAACTGCAAGTAGAGATGGAACTTCACCAAAATTAAACAAAGCAGTTGGTAAATGGACACAAACAAATCAAATTGATAAAGTACAAGTTAAGTCATTTAGTAATGTTAGTGCTGATTCTAAATTTGTTGTAATAGGTTGCGATAATGATGAAAGTGATTCAGGTACAAACTTTTGGGAAAGTATAGGATCAAAGACACTCGATTCCACAGTAAGTAGTTTTTCAGTAGATTTAACAAGCACAAAAGACTTTCTAATGTTTGTACTTACAAAAGAGAAAACAGGTGGTTATGTCAACCCTAAATTAGCTTTTAATGATAACACAAGTAATTATAAAACACGTTCAAGTGATAATGGTGGTTCACCTACTGATCCATCAGGTGGTGGAACTTCAAATATTTTCCTAAGAGCTGGTGAAGCAGATGGAAGATCATTTACAGTTGGTTATATTTGTAATTTAGCTGGAGTTCAACATGGAGTTATAACAGATTCAACTAACGCTGGTTCAGAAGGAGCTGGAACTACTATTGATAGAAATCAAGCTTTTGGTTGGTGGCAAGATACATCAAGAATCACAAAATTAAATTTCACAAAATCTGCAAGTGGTTCTTTTGCAAGTGGAACTAAAATAGAAGTATTTGGTGGTAATATATAATGGCAAAAACATGGAAAAGATTAAGAGATGTTGTCACAGTAGCAAATGATGGTGATCAAATATCACAATTCACTTTTGATGCAAATGATTACTTGAAAGTTGTATTTTTTATTAAAAAAGAAGGAACTGGTGATATGACATTATTTCCAAACGCTGTAACATCAGGTAGTAATACTTTCACAGCAAGATATGGAAAAGACTTTGGAAGTTTAACTTCAAATAATAATCATATAGGAATACATGGAAACTATGGACAATTAGAAGGCGATTGTTTAGCAACATATTATATTTCAAATAAATCAGGTGAAGAAAAATTAATTTTATGGGAATATGCTTTGGGAGCTAGTGGTGACAATGCACCTGATAGTTTTGAGGCTTCAGGCAAATATACAACAAAGACAGGTCAAATAACATCATTTAGTGCAACTTGTGGTAGTGGTGGATTTGGAGCTGGTACTTGGATAGCAGTTTATGGAATTGCAGATGATGTACTCACAGATGAAAAAACTACACTAACAAACGTTCCTATAAATTCTAGATATGAAGAAGTAGATACAAGAAAAATATATCGTAGAGCAATACCATCTTCCCCAGAAGCAAGTAAGAACTATGTGTATGGCACATCACAAGTTCCAGCAGGTGCTAATGCTACTGTAAGTATTGGTGATAGTGGAACAAAAATGTATTTGACAAGTAATAGTTCAAGTGATTCACAAAAAGGATATCAATATACATTAAGCACAGCATATGATGTTTCAACAGCTTCTTATGCAAGTAAAAGTTTCCAATTTGGTTCACAGTCACAAGATACAAGAGGAATGAAATGGAAAAATAATGGAACATATTGTTACAAAATTTCAGATCAAACAGGTAATAAAGCAATTTATAGATATACAGCTTCTACAGCTTGGGATATATCGACATTAGGAAGCAACCAAAGTTATACATACAGTAGTGTTCAAACAGGTGGAAAAGATGTTGAATTAAATGATGATGGAACAAAGATGTATGGTCTAGCTGATAATGCTACAATATATCAATACACATTATCAACAGCATGGCAAGTAAGTAGTGGTGTTTCATCTGCAAGTAAATCACACAGTTGTCAATCACAAGATAATGCTCCAAGAAGTTTCCAAATAACAAATAGTGGAACAAAATTAAGATATTTGGGTTCGCAATACAATAAGCTATACACATATACACTTTCAACAGCATGGGATATTAGTACAGCAAGTTATGATGGAGCTGATTCAGATATTGATTGTAATACATTTACAGATAATCCTTATGGAGTTTGGTGTAAAGATGATTTCTCATGGTTAGCAATAGGATCAGTAGATAGTCCTTATGATGTTCAACAGTTTGATAAAGATCCAGTTTGGAAAGAGCGGGGGGTTGCATAGGAATTGACAATTACACACTTAGGAGCAAAAAGATTACAAGGAACTAAATTTGATAGAGTTAATGATTCATTAGGTTCAAGTGTAGATGGAACAAACACTGGAATTACATTAATTGAATCACCATTCTTAGGTAGTGGTTTGCAATTTAATGGTGCAGGTGGTGGTTCTACAAACAGAGTTGACTTTGCAAATACTAATAATTGGAAATTCTTCCATGATGATACAACTGATTGGTCTATGAATTTTTGGGTTTCATTTACGAGTATGAGTGACGTTCAAAATATATTTACAAATATGGGTTCTACATTATCTAACACAGGTATTCAAATATTGTTTGATCCAGCAGGTAATGGAAATAATGCAATTAGAATTAGGTTAGGAAATGGAACAAGTAGTGCAAGAGCTAATTGGACAACAGGTAATAATTTCATTCCAGCTTTTGATACTAGATATATGATAACAATTACTTATGATGCAACATCTAATGTAATAACAATTTATCGTGATGGTTCAAATTCAGAAAATTCAGGTGCATTATCAAATTCAGCTTCAACTTCTAATCCTCATAGTGCTTTAAGATTGGGTGCTGATAATCAAGATTCAGGCACATGGCGTATGAAAGGCAAGTTTAATCAACTGTTATTCTATAAGAAAAAATTATCAACTTCTGAAATTTCTGCATTATATAATAGTGGTAATGGTGATACAACACCTGATACAGGTAATCTTTATGGTTGGTATAAATGGGATAGTAATGGAACAGATACTCAAGGAAATAATAATGCAACAGT